TTGTGTAACGAGTGATCGACAGCGAAGACATGACGTGCGGCAAGTGCTCTCAGTTATGGGCGGCAGCGGGATGGCCTCGCGAGTTTTGTCGTGCGTTTGGTGAGATGATCACCTCCGGCCGGAGGTGCGAGTCGTGTGTGGCGCATGAGCTGCCGGAAACATGGGACGCGGCGCAGTGGGAAGCATCGCGGCGGAGGGCAACGTCATGAGCTGGGAACGAGACGAGCGCGGCGGCATCAGTTGGGTCTGGCCAGACGAGCCGCAACCGCTGTGGGAGAAAGCGCTGCGAATCTCTGAGTCGAGAGAGTTTTCTCTGGCGTGCCCGCGCTGCCGGGTGGGCATGATACTGCGTCTGGCGACACCGATAGATGTCCCCTGCGAGACCGACCCCAGGCACGGGCTGGCCAAGGACAAATATCCGTGAAGCGAGCAACACGAACCTGGCTGCGCGAGGAGCAGGCGCGACTCGACGCCATGGACCGCGCGATGGTCGCAGACTGGCTCGATGAGTGGACGCCCAGCCCTGGGCACATCGCAGGTACAGACCATTGCCCCGCCTGCGGGTGTCCCGCTGTGTTCGCGCAACCGCAGTGGGGCGTGGACAGGCAAGGGACGACCTACGTGTGGTTTGTCCGCGAGTGCGTGCGCTGCGGAACGGGGTGGACTTATGACCGGTGATGGGCTGGACGCCCGCGACCGCTACGCCGAGGCGCTGCTGGAATTTGACCTTGAGGTGCGGGCGGTGCGCGCGTGGGTCCATGCTGCCAGGACGGCTCAGCTCGACAGGGCGTGGCCAGGGCAGCAATCGGCGGCTGTTCGCGAGTTTTTGACCAAGGAACTCCCGCCTCCGGTGCGACCATGACCAATGACCACTGGGAGAAGTGCATGGACTTTAGCGACGTAATGCTCGACGAGGACCTGTGCCCTCGGTGCCAGGTAGAGAGGCTGACCAAGGAGCGCGACGAGGCCCGACGCGAGCGGGACGAGGCAGTGGCTAGCGCGACCCGCGACGAACGGGCGGCGGTGGCGGCGTGGCTGCGTGGAAAGGTGGCGTCCGCGCGCGCGGCTGTAGGACCAAGCCAGTTGCGACAGTGCGACGCGGCCTGGCTGCGCCTGGTAGAACTTGACGCTGATTGCATCGAGAGGGGCGAGCATCGCGAGGTGAAGTCTTAGCCGTGCCCATGAGCATCCGCTTCGCAGACTGGCGGCGCGACGTCGAGAAAGGACGCGATTGCGGCGGGACGTGGGGCGCTGCGCTCACTGAGGCGTATGTCCCCAAACCACCTCCGATCGATTTCACGCCCGACCTATACAAGCGCCTGTCAGACCGCTACCGCTGCGGGCACTTCGTCGAGACGGGCGCCGGCGCGTGCTCGTTCGCGCTTTGGTCGATGCGAGAGGGATATTCGATCTGGACGTGCGAGACATCGCGCCCGCGCTGGCTCCGCGCGTGCAGCTGGGTTCGCGTGGCGGCCGGAGAACCGCGGCCCGAAGTCGCCGGCGCGCGGTACTCGTGGAAGACGGATTGGTGCGTTTCTGCGGCCGACGGCGGCGACTCGGTGAGCGTCGGCCTGGACCACGCGAACGGGCGCGCGATCGTCGTCCTCGATGCGCACGTCTGGGAGCCTGCCGAGATTGCCAGCGGCGAGCCGCACCCGGAGGCGCCCGACTACTTTCTTCACCAGGACGGCGCGCCCGAGCTGACGCCGGCGATTCGCAGCCTGGCCACACTCTCGCGGTACAAGTTGTTCGACGCGCTGGAGGTGTCGCCGTCGCCAATCGTGATTCGCCGGGCGTCGCGGTTCGGCGCGATTCCCGGCTACCCGGCGCGCGCTGCTGTGGTCGCCGCGATAGAGCGGTGGTTTCCGCGCCACCGCTGGTACGTCGAGGACGACTCCGTGGTCATGGAGGTGAAATGAACCGAGACGAGGTCAAGGCTGAGGCCGACCGCCTGCTGAGGGCGTCCGGGTTCCGCGACATTGAGGCGCCGAGCGGGCTGATCAGCGACAAGCCATTCGACGGTTCCCGCGCCGCCTACTACCGGGCCGCCGAGGAGATGTTGGAGCGCTACCCGTGGGCGCAGCCGCACCATCGGGAGATTTGGTGGCGCCACTGCCAGGGCGACGCGTCCAGGGCCATCGCGCGAGACCTGGCGCTGAACCGGAAGACCGTCGACGCCATCGTCCTCCGCGTGCGGTCGGCGATGCAGGCTCGCCTGTCGTCGCGGAGTGGACGGCCGCAGAGGCCCTGCGGGCACGGCCTCCACAGCAAGGGCGTATACGTGCGGCTCGCCGAGCACGAGCTGATGGCCGCCGACGAGCTGGCCCGTCGCTGGCGCTGCAACATCGTCGAGGCCCTTCGGCGCGCCGCTACGACTCTCGCGAGGGAATGGGCCAAATGATATCTCAAACCTGTCTGCAACGCGGCCGGCGCGACGATTTGGTGCAGATGTGGCGGAATGCCTACAGGGTGCTCGTCTCGCAGGGAGCGGATTTCCCGCTTGGCGGCCGGGGAACGCTGGGCCGGCTGGCGCCCGCGCTGCGAGCGTCTTGGGACGCCGCCGAGGAAACGGCCGAGCGCGTGGCGAGCGCCTACGTGGCCGGGACCGCAAGTGTCGAGTCGGCGCGGTCGGCGGTGCAAGGCTGGGTCGAGGCCGTGTCTCGCGCTCAGTCGTACCTGACGAGGGTCTGCCACGACTGCGGCGAGGACAGGACGGCCGTCGTCGTCTCGGTCACTGGGCGACGCCTGTGCCGTCGCTGCCGGTCGGAGAGCGCTGGGCCAATTCGCCCCAGGGCGTGAACCTCGCGACGGGCGAGGCGCCTACCGCAGCCGGCGCCGGTCCTGCCCTCTACCGGCTGCGCACCTGGCTGCCGTCGGCAGACGAGGCTTTCGTGCGCGACTCCTGGCGTCGGGCATTCTCGGTCGAGGAGCACCGGCGGTTTCCCGACCTGCGCGAGTACGTGCGGGTCGAAAACGACGTCATGTCGCATTGCCTGCGGCGCTCGCGGGTGGTGGTGGCGTGCGCTCCTGACGACGAGGACCAGATCCTCGGCTGGGTCGCTTACCGGCGCATGGTGGACGCGCGAGAACGTGAGTTCGCGCTGGTTCACTACGCTTACGTCAAGGCGTGCTTCGCCGCGCCAGAGTTCGGCGTCGGCGATGCGCTTTGGGACACGGCGACCCGAGAGGCACACCGGGTGTTCGCGTCGCACGACTGCGCGCTCTTCGCGGGCCGGCCCTACATGCTTTCGCCCTACATGGTTTTCGCATGACCAACTACGACCAAATCCATTTTTCGCGTGAGACGTTCCTTGGCCGCGCGCAGATCAAGAGCATCGACACCCGGCGCGACCCCGCGTGGAGTATCACCAGGGACGGCTCGGTCTATCTGCTCGCGCACACGAGCGGCGAGACGTGGGAAATTCCTGCGCCCAACGTGGTCAGCGCGCGGCGAGCGCCCGTGCCCGCGACGCCTACGGGAGCGAAGAAAGCGTGAGCGCAAATACGTTCGCTGCATCGGGAAGCGCGCTTCCGATCGGGACGCTGAAGGCAGACCCGAAGAATGCGAGGCGCATCGACGAAGCGGCGCTGCGCGGGCTCCAGGCGAGCGTCGAGACTTTCGGCGACTTGAGCGGCATCGTGCTGAACACCCGCAGTGGGCATCTGGTCTGCGGGCATCAGCGCGTGCGAGCGCTTGCGGCGGCCGGCGCGGCGACGTGGACGCGCGAAGGCGATGCGGGGTGGGTTGAGCACCCGGAGACGCACGAGAGGTTCGCGGTGCGCCTCGTGGACTGGGACGACACGACGGAGCGCCTCGCGAATCTCACGGCGAACAACCCGAACATCCAAGGTGAGTTCACGGCCGAGGTGTTGGAGCAACTGCGCGAAGTCGAGGACGACGCCAGGTATGCCGATGTTGAACTGGCGTCGCTCGAAAAGACGCTTGCGATTGCCTGGGAAGACGCGGAAGCAGAAGCGACGAGCTCAGCGGAACAAAAAGATTTCGTGGAACCGCCTCTGGGAATCATGATCGAGTGTGAGAGCGAGTCCCAGCAGCGTGAGTTGCTCGAGCGGTTCGACTCGGAGGGCCTCAAGTGCCGCGCGTTGATTTGACCCTGTCGGTCGACATCGAGCGCAGCGCGCGCGTTTTGCAGACAATGGGCATATTCGACGTGCCCGAAAGAAAGACCGCCGCGGTCGAGTATCATTTCGAAGTTCCATTGCACGAACGGCCGTGGCAGGTCGGGCTGATTGTTGGCCCGTCTGGCGCCGGAAAAAGCACAGTGGCGCGCCACTTGTTTGCTGACGCCCTACGTGAGGGATACGAGTGGCGACGCGGAGCCGCGATCGTGGACAACTTCGGAGACAGGGCTATCAAGGACATTGTCGGCGCGCTGTCGTCGGTCGGGTTGTCGTCGCCTCCCGCGTGGCTTAAACCTTTTGAGGTTCTGTCCAACGGCGAGCGATTTCGGGTGAATCTCGCGCGGGCCATTCTGGACGACGCCAAAACGGTGTGCATCGACGAGTTTACGTCGGTTGTTGACAGGCAAGTTGCTCGCGTTGGAGCGCATGCCGTGGCTAAGGCCGTACGCGCGATCAACGGCAAACGGTTGGTGGCAGTTACGTGCCACGAGGACGTGCTCGACTGGCTACAGCCCGACTGGGTTCTTGAGCCACATGTCGGGGCGTTTTCATGGAGGTCGGTTCAACGACGCCCAGGCATCAGCGTTGAAATTGTACGGTGCGAACGCTCGGCGTGGAAAATGTTTGCTCAGCATCACTATCTGACCACCAATATCCACGAGGCAGCGCAATGTGCGGTTGCCTTGATCTCTCAAAAGCCTGTGGCGTTCACGTCGTGGTTGCACTTGCCACACCCACGGGTGCGCAATTTCAAACGCGAGCATCGGACGGTAGTGCTGCCGGATTATCAAGGGTGCGGCATAGGGGCGGCGCTTTCACGAACAATCGGCGCTATCTGCAAAGCGTCTGGGTTCCGATTCGTCTCGACAACGTCGCATCCGTCGTTCATTCGTCATAGAGCGGCCTCGCCAGACTGGCGCACAACTCGGGTACCAAGCAACGTAAAATTCCCTTCGTCGTCGCGCGTGTCTTGCATGGCTGGCCTCGCTCGGAGTTACAGCGTCTTGCGACGAACAGCATCATTTGAATACGTGGGCGCTGCTTGGCCCGATCGAGACGAAGCGGCGTTGTTCATGCGAGGGGCAGCGTCGTGATGGAAGAGTCAACGGCCCCGGTGAAGCGCGTGCGTGGACGCCCGTTCAAGAAAGGCGACGTCCCGAATCCCATGGGAGGCTCGCGGAAGAACCGCGAGCTGGAGAAGTTGCTCTGGGACAAGTGGGCTCCGAAGGTCGATTTCCTGCTGACCCGCCTCTACGCCGAGGGCCTGCGAGGCAACGTCCCGGCGGCGATTCATTTCCTCGATCGCATCATCGGCAAGACGAAGGTGCGTCCTGACGAACGCCCGCAGTACCCCGCCACGCCCGCAAGCGCCGAGGAAGCGCGTGGCGCCGCGATTGCGCTCGTTCACGCCGAGCTGCGCTCGCTCACGGCCGCCGCGCAGGTGCGGACACTGACCGCAGATGAACTGGTGGCGCTCTCGAACTTCACGCGCACGCTGCTCGTGGCGAGCAAGGACGAGCGCTCCGTTGCCGAGGCGCAGGTTGAAGCGATGTCCAACGAGGAGCTGGCGCGCGTCGCGCAGGAGTTGGCGAGCAAGCCGTGATCTCCCGCGCCGTAGTCGAGGCGGCGCTAGCCCGACGCGCCCGGCGCGCGGGGTTCTCGCCCGAGGCGCTTTGCCACCCAAAGCAACTCGCGTTCGTGCGGTCGCCGGCCCGGCGCCGGGCGGCCCGCACGTCCAGGCGCGCGGGCAAGACCGTGGGAGAGGCGATCTTGCTGCTTGCGGGCGCGCTGGAGCCGCCGCACCTGCCGCAGGTCTACGTGACGTTGACCCGCGCGAACAGCAAGGAAATCCTGTGGCCCGACCTCCTGCGCCTGAACCATGACCACGCGCTCGGCGGCGAGCCCAACCTGACCGACCTGTCGCTGCGGTGGTCCTCTGGCTCGGCGATCATGCTCCGGGGCGCGAACAACGAGCGCGAGATCGCCAAAATCCGCGGGCACAAGTTCAAGCGGGCGATCGTCGACGAGGGCCAGTCGTTCCCCGACCGGGTGATTCGGCCGCTCATCCACGACATCCTTGAGCCGACGCTGCTCGACGTGGGCGGTGACTTGCTCATGAGCGGCACGCCTGGACCGGCGCCGGTGGGGTTCTTTTGGGACGCGACCGACGGTGCCTTGTCGTCGCGATGGGAGCAGCACCGGTGGACGATTCGGGACAACCCGTACCTGCCGGCGCTTGCCCACCAGAGCATCGACGACATCCTGGCTGAGGTGCGCCGCGACCACGGCTGGACTGAGGACGACCCGACATACCGCCGCGAGTATCTCGGCGAATGGGCGCGCGACGAAAACGCGCTCGTCTTCTCCTGGTCGCCGGCGTGCGAGTGGGACGGCCGGCTGCCGGACGCCGCCTGGCAGTACGTGATCGGCGTCGACCTGGGGCACGAGGACGCCGACGCGATCGTCGTGCTCGCGTGGGCGCGGACGGAGCGCGCCGTCTACCTTGTCCACGAGGACGTCGCCGCCCGCCAGGGCATCGCCGAGCTTGGCGACAAGCTCGTGGAGCTCTGCGGGCGCTACCGGCCGCGGGCGCTTTGGGTCGACACGGGCGGGCTCGGGAAGAAGGTCGCCGAGGAGTTGCGGCGGCGATGGTCGCTGCCCGTCCAGGCCGCCGAGAAGGCGCGCAAGCTCGAGCACATTGCGCTCCTCAACGATGCCCTGCGGACGGGCCGATTCCTCGCGCGCCCGTGCTCCAGGTTCGCCGAAGACGCGCAGCTGGTGCAATGGGACCAGGACGCGCGCTCGCGTGGCATCCAGCGCGTCTCGGACGCATTTCACAGCGACGTCTGCGACGCTGCCCTCTACGCCTACCGGGCGTGCCGCGCGTACCTCTACGAGGAGCCGGCGGCCGTGGAGGACCCGGAGGCGGCCGAGCGTCGGGCGCGGGTCGCCGCGCGCGTGGAGCGCCAGGAGGCGAGCCGCCGCGGAATCGGCGCCCTCCTGCGGTAGTGGGCCATCCTGCCCTGAGGCATGACGCCGGATGAACTGCGGGCACTGGTGACAACGCTGCGCGAAAGCGGGGTCACGTACTACGAGGCGGGCGGCGTGAAGCTGGTCCTCGGCCCGGCGCCGGTGTCGGCCGCCGCGGTGGCCTCCGCCGTGGCGCCCTCGCGCGACGAAGATCAGGAAGCGCGACTCGACCGCATGGCGTTCGGCCGGCTGTTCTCGACGGCGCAGGTGACCCGTGGATAGCGTTCGCTGGTCACCGCTGTGGTGGGAGGAAACAGCGCCCAGCGAGGCCGCGCGCCTCATGGTCGGCGTCGCCAAGCGCATCGAGCAGTCCCAATATTCGCGGCGGCGCCGGAATCTGCGACACGCCAAGCTGTACGCAAACGCCGATCTCACCTCGATCTACGACTGCGGAATCGCCACCAATTCGTACGATGCCGGCGTCTACCTGACGATGAACGTCGTGCAGTCGGTGACCGACGCGCTTGTCGCAAAGATCACCCGGCAGAAGGCGCGCGGCCAGTTCGTCACGGAGCGCGGGTCGTGGGGCGCTATCCGGCGAGCTGAGGGCCTCACTCGGTTTGTCGACGGCGTCTATGCCGCAACGAACTTCTACAACGGCCTCGGGCGCATGGCGTTTCTCGACGGCTCCCTCTTCGGCTCGGGCATCGCGCACGCCTACGACGACGACGGCGACGTGGGCCTGGAGCGCGTGCTACCCGACGAGCTGCTCATCGACGAAACCGAGGGAATGAACGGTCGCGACGGGCTGCGGTCCATCTACCGGAAGAAGTTCGTCCATCGCGAGGTAGCGCAGGACCTGTGGGGCTCCGATCAGGAGACGCGCGACGCCATCGCGACGGCTCGATATGAGAGCCCGGCGCGGACCCGCCTCTACGAGGCCAGCGACCAGATGATCCCGGTGTACGCCGCCTGGCACCTGCCGAGCCGGCGAGGCCGGGACGACGGCCGGTGGATGGTAGCGATTGACGGGTGCCAGCTCCAGGGCGGCGTCTGGAAGCGCCGAGATTTTCCGTTCCGCTGGTGCGACTACCTGCCGGCCGTGTCTGGCGCCTGGGGCCGCGGCCTCGCCGAGGCGCTGGTGCCGATCCAGATCAAAATCAACGACCTGGTCGAGGTGATCAACCAGGGCGAGCGGCTCGCGTGTGGGCTCAAGGTTTTCGTCGAGGAGGGCTCGATCAACAAAGACCTTCTCGATAACTCGGTGGCGACGATCATCGAGTACGCCGTGGGCCACCAGGCGCCGACGTACTATGCGCCGCCAGGGCCGAGCCCGCAGCTTTATCAGTCGCTCAAAGACTGGTGGATGCACGGCTTCGAGATCAGCGGCATCTCGCAGTCGGCGGCGACGGGCGAGAAGCCGGCCGGAACGTCGTCGGCGGTCGCGATGCGCGAGGCGCTGGATAACGCGGAAATGCGCCTGGCGGTCCCATCGCAGAACTACGAGCGGTTCTGCGGCGTCGACATGCCAAGCCTCATCGTGCAGACGGCAGACGAGATTTTCGAGCGCCGCAAGCGCCTCTCGGTCAACGTGCCGGGCAAGGCGTTTATCGAGTCGATCGACTGGAAAGAGGTCAACTTGGACCGTGACCGCTACGTGCTTCAGTCCATGCCCACGTCGTCGCTGCCGACCACGCCGGCCGCGCGGAAGCAGTATGTCGAGGAGCTTTTCGCCGCTGGCGACATCGACCAGGCGACGAAAATGGAGCTGCTCGACATCCCCGACGTGAAGAGCGTGACCACGCTGCTGACCGCCGCGCGGAATCACGTCGAGGCGGTGATCGACGCCATCCTCTCTCGCGGCGAGTATGTGCCGCCCGACCTCTGGGACGACCTGGAGTTGGCGAAGACGCTCGGCCTCCAGGCGTACCACCGAGCGCAGGACGAGGGAGCGCCGAGCGACCGGCTCGACCTCCTGGCCCGATACATCGACGAGGCGGCGCAGCTCCAGCAAGGCGGCTCCGGAACGCCGACTCCCGCCGAGGCCCCGCCGGCGGAGGGCGCTGCGCCGCCCGCAGGGGCTTCCG